CTGCGTGCCTCAAAATTACCCGCTTCCGGCCTCCTCTCGATCCATTCAATTACCTTTCCGGCACATTAAATACCTTTCATGCTGCGGTGCGTTAGTCATGATCGATGAATCGCCCGAGTGGAGAAATTGCGTAAGTCTTTGATTTTGTTCATTTGGTGCGGCGCATCCACATTTGACATAATGGGTGCTATCAGTCGGAACAGGGCATTATCACCGCATAATGAGATCGATTCTTATCTGGATCTTACGAAAACCTTACTCTGGGACCACCCTGGGCCCCACGGACGGGGGTGACGAAATTTTGCAGACCCTCTCTCCAATCCGCACGCGGGAAAAACATTGATGATCCTCCGCGAGGAGGAAAGTCATGGCCCTGACCAATGGAGCGTTGCTGACCGCGATCTCGGACGACCGCGCGCTCGGCTCGGCGATGCTGTTCCCGCATCGGCACCCGCAGGCGTCACCGGCGTTCCACGTCGAGGTCATGGACCTCTGGCGATGTGCGGACGAGTGGGTGCTGATCGAGGCGTTCCGGGAGGGTGCCAAGTCGACGCTCTCCGAGGAGCATCTGCTGATCGAGGCGTGCTTCGGAAACTTCGGGTACTGCCTGATCATCGGCGAGACGTACACGAAGGCTTGTCAGCGGCTTGAGGCGATCAAGTTCGAGGCGACCCGCAACATGAAGTTGCAGGGACTGTTTGGTCGCTTGAAGGAGTCGGGGCGCGTCTGGAACGAGCACCAGATGGAGCTTTCGAACGGCGTGCTGCTGGAGGCTCACGGCTGGGAAGAGGAATTCCGGGGCTTCAAGTGGCGCGACCTCCGGCCGGATCGGGCGTATCTCGACGACATCGAGAACAAGGAGCGGGTCAAGGACAAGGCGGCGGTCGACGCGTCGATGAGGAAGCTTTACCTCGAGCTGATTCCGGCGATGGACAAGGTCAAGGGCAAGATCCGGGTTACCGGCACGCCACTGGCCGAAGACTGCATGATCACCCGGTTGCGCGACAACCCGGACTGGACGAGCCGGCGTTATCCGATCTGCAACGGCGATATCGACGACCCGGAAACGGAAGCGATGTGGCCGGAGCGCTATCCGATGGACTGGATCCGCCGGAAGCGCGACGAGATGGAGCGGGCAGGCCAACTACGCGGCTTCATGCAGGAATACATGCTCATGGCGATCGGCTCGCAGGACAAGCCGTTCGAGAGCGATCATATCCGGGAATGCTCGGTCGACCCGGCGCCATGGCTTCCCAAAGTCGTTATCACGGACCCGGCACGAACCACGGACGTAAAGAAGAGCGACCGGACCGGACGTGTGGTGGTCAGCCGTTTGGGGACGAAGATCTACGTCCACGCATCGTCCGGTGAATTCTGGAAGCCGGACGAGGTGATCGACGATGCCTTCAAGACGTCAGCACGATACGGCGATGCTGCGGTCGCAATCGAGAAGAACTCGCTCGACGAATGGCTGCTGCAACCGATGCGAGCGGAGATGCTTCGCCGCGGCGTCACTCTGGCACTGCGCCCGCTCACTGCACCCCAGGACCGCGACAAAGTCCAGTTCATCATGGGCATGCAGCCGTTTTTCGAGGCTGGCGACATCGTGCTGGTCGGGGGGCAGGGTCAGCATCCAAAGCTTGTTGCCGAGATCCTGAACTTCCCCAGCGGTAAGCGCGACATCCTCAACGCGCTCGCGTACTTCCAGCGGGTGTTCTCTGGTTCGCCGGTGTACGAGGATTTCGGGCAGTGGAATATCGTGTCCGAGTACCAGCCGAGTCAGCAGCATCCCCTCGCTCTGGCGTTCAATTCGAACGGCACTGAGACGACCGCAGCCTTGGTTTGCGTCGAGGGTCAACGAATCGTCGTTGTGGCTGATTGGATCTCGCCGGTACCTGCCAAGGAAGCGGTATCCGACATCACGCAGCTCGTGCGCGCTGCATTTCCAAGAGCACGCGTAACGACGTGGTTGCCGGCCGACGTGCTCGACCAGGCCGACCGCATGCCGATCGTGGCCGCGCTTCGTGCCGCGAACATGTACCCGATGCGCGGTGCTTACGTGAACGTCGCGCGCGGCGCGCTTTCTCCGCTGATCCGCACCGAAGCCAAGGCGCGACGTCTGTTTCAGGTCGACCACGAAGGAGCGAAGCACACGCTCAACGCAATGGCTGGTGGATACAACTTCCCCGTCGATCGCGCGGGAAACCGGAATACGCTCCCCGAGACTGGTCCGCACCGTACCCTCATCGAGGGGCTCGAAGCGGCCGTGTATGTGATCTGCTCGCAGCAAGCGGACGTCCTGCCGGAAGGCGTGAACATGGGCGTGAACCCGCAGGGTGTGAGCTATCTGACCACTTTGCCGCGGAGATGACCATGGCTGTCGACCGAAAAATCACCCCCAAGGCGCCGTCGCAGCGTCCGTCGGATTTCTACAAGGGCAAGCAGCAGGGCGGCGCGTACGGCAAGCCGGAGAAAGTCGGCGAGCGCACGCAGGGCGGCCCGATGCGCGAAAAACTGCATAAGCCGGGTCTGTGATCGTGAAGAAGCCCCGTGAATTCCAGGGAACGCGATCCGAGTCGCGCGACGTTCGCTAGTTCTTCGGCAAGGGCCCGAAGAAACCGAACGAAGACGATCGGCCGAAGCGCACGCCGAAAGATCGTGGCACCGGATCCTCGCTTCGCAAGAAGCTCGAGGGCAAGGTGATCGGCTGACCCATCCATGGCCCGCTCGAAGAAGCAGAAAAAGCAGGAAGACAAGCCCGCGGTCGAAACACTGGACGCGCGGGCGCTCGACGCTGAGAAGACGGGTGAGGAAATCGAGAACTGGGCTGACAAGCCCGATTCCGAAGCCTACGAAGAAGCCGCGAAGCTGTACCCGAAGATCGCGAAGTGCTACGAGAATAAGCAGGAGCAGATGGATCGATGCGCGGAGTACTGGTCTATCTACAACGCGCAGCCGGACGAGAATCAGCAGTACTCCGGAAATTCCCAGTGCTACATCCCTGCCGTGCGCAACGCGGTCAATGCGCGCGTGAAGCGCACGATCGCACAGCTCTTCCCTGTGAACCACAAGCACGTCGGCGCCACCGGCCCGGACGGCAACATCCCGTTCGCCCAGATCAGCCTGCTCGAGCATTACATTCGCTCGGCCGCGATCAAGGATGTCGTGCGCGCGGACCTGATCGCGGGTGACGTGACGGGGCAGTGGAATCTCTACGTTGACTGGACACGCACGCAACGTCGTATTACCGAACTGATCAAGAAGCCGCCAATCCTCGAGGACCACGAACTCGGCGCGGAGGTCGAGGACCTGGCCGCAGATGAAGATGGCTGGGATTGGGAAAAGGAAACGAAAGAGGTCACGACCGAAGGTCCGGATATCGTGCAGTTCGCCACCGAGGACCTGGCTGTCTATCCGCCGACCTGCAACGACATCGAGAATGCCACCGCGACCGCGATTCGGCTGCGCCTGACGATTGACGCGGTGGAGCGATTCGTCGACGAGGGCATTTTCGTCGGCGTCGAGGCGAAAGAGCTGATCGACAACCTCGCGAAGCGGGACGGTGGCCGCGAGAAGTACGTGCCGCCGAAGAAGCGCACCGGCGATGCCGGCATTCGCACGGAAGGCACCTTCAAGTACGCGCTGATCTACGAGGTGCACACGAACCTGGATCTCGGCAACGGCAAGGAGCCGTGCTTCGTGTACTTCGCCGGCCAGGACGTCATCCTTGGAATCATCCGGAATCCGTTCTGGTCGGGCAAGCGACCGATCATCTCCGCGCCGATCGAGCGCATCACGGGCTCATTCTTCGGCATCTCGAAGATCGAGCCGGTCAAGTTTCTGCAGTGGAACCTGAACGACTACTGGAACATGGGTCAGGACTCGGCGCAGTACAGCCTGCTGCCGATCACCATGGTCGACCCGCTGTCGAACCCGAACTACCAATCGATGGTGGTCGGGCTCGCTGCGGTGTGGCTGACAGACCCGAGCAAGACGAAATTCGCGAACTTCCCGGCTCTCTACAAAGACGCGATGATGCTTTGCCAGGGCATCAAGCAGGAAATCAACGAGTCGATGGACGTCAACGACGCCATGCTCGGGAAGATGCCGATCGGCCGGAAGAACCAGGCGCAGATGGCCGCCATGGCGCAGACGCAGGAATCGAACATCATTGACAACGCCAAGCGGTACGAGGAAGTCATCCTCAATCCGCTGGTTGAATGGATGTTCGAGCTCGACCGGCAGTTCCGCACCGAAGAGCTGACCGTCGAAGTGCTCGGCGAACTTGGCGCGCGCGCGAACCTGCAGACGATCCCGCCGCAGGCATTCGGCGAGCGTTACTTCTTCCGCTGGTGCGGCACGTCGTACCAGCAAAACCTGCAGCGCATGCAGCAGATGATCGCGTGGATGAACGTCCTGCGCGGTATTCCTCCTCAGCAACTCGACGGCCGGCGCCTGAACATCGGCCCGATCCTCGAGTACGGTACCGAGCAGATCTTCGGTCCCGAGGTGGCGCCGCGCATCCTGATCGATGAGCGAAACCTGTTCCACCTCGATCCTCAGGACGAAAACCTGATGATGCACAACGGCCTGCCGGCCGAGATCCATCAGGCCGACGATGATCGTGCACACATCGCCGCACACCTACAGGCCGCGCAGCTCACAGGTGACCCAGCGGGCTTGTTCCGAGCGCACGTGCAGCAGCATCAGCAAGCTATGCAGGCCAAACTTCAGGCGCAACAGGCACCGGAGCCGCCACAAGGGCAGCCCGGTGTTCCTGGTGGCGCGGGGCCGGGCGTCGCGGGTACGCCGCGTCCTGGCGCGCAGCCTGGACAGCCTCGGCCGCAGGGACCGGCCGGCATGATTCATCCAGATCAAATTGCATCGCCGACGGCGGGGCCGCGATGAAACGCTTCGTGGCCCGGTGCACGCCGTGGGGAACCATTCAGACCGGCATCTTCTTCCGCTCGCTGACGGCGATCGAGAAAGACGCCGTCATCGCGCACGAACGCGCACACCTCATTCGGCGCGATCCTTTGCGCCGGCTCTGGTGGCTGCTGACGCTGCAGCTGATCTTCCGTCCGGAATGGGTTTTCGCGAGAGTGCGCGAGCAAGAGCTGGCGGCGGATCAGTACGTGAAGGAACAGGGGCTGGCTGCGGGGCTGCGCATGTTCCTGCGCCGGCACCCCCATCCGGGGAGCGCGCTGCATCCAAGCTCACAGGAAAGGCTGGAGGCGCTCCATGGCTGACGCATTTTTCATCACGCCGTACCAGGTCAAAGCGGAAGGCAAGGACGTTCCTCCGAACGAGATACAGACCGCGATCAACCAGCTCGCAAGCCAGACGACGGCTGCGCTGAACTTGCTCGGCAACGGCGCGAGCCCTCAGTTTGCTGCCGCGATGCTCGCCTGGTTCAACAGTCTGCCGACTTCGCTCCCTGCAACATCGGGCGTCCTCTGGAACAACGGCGGCACGCTCGCCCAATCGTGAGGTACTCGATGAAGAAAATACTCTCCGGTCTGCTCGCGCTGGTCTGCTCGACGGCATTTGCGCAGAACTATCCCTCGCCGACGTACAACAACCTGACGGTGCAGGGTACTGCGACACTGACGAACCATCCGCTTGCAGTGTCGTCCGGGGGCACCAATTCTGCGACGGCCAGCGGCACCGCGTTGGACAACATCACGGGGTTTTCGAGCACCGGCTTCCTGACGCGGACTGGGGCGGGAGCGTATTCGTTCCAGAGCCTGACAAACGGCATTGCGCTTTCGAACATCGCGCAGATTGCCGCAAACACGCTGCTCGGTAACGCGACGGGGTCGACCGCCAACGTCACCGCAGTGGCCGTGACCGGATGCAACGGCACCGCGCAGGCGCTTCAATGGACGAACGGATCCGGGTTTCAGTGCAATTCGAACATTGCGACTTCGGGAGCGAACGCCAACATCACCAGTTTGTCCGGCCTCACGACTGCGCTTTCCGTCTCGCAGGGCGGTACCGGCCGGCAGACGCTTACCTCGCACGGAGTCCTGGTCGGCGAGGGCGCGGCGGCGATTAACCAACTGGCTGTCGGCACCACGGGTCAGGTTCTCGTGGGTGCGACCGGGGCGGATCCGGCATTCGGTACGACAGTAGCTGGCCTAACCTTCACCAGTGCACTCACACCGCAAACGACTGGCGGTATCGTCGGCACTACGCTTGCGGATAACGCGAACGCGGGAAGTGTCGGGGAATTCCTCAGCGCCAGTGTCCCATCTGGATCAGCCATTGCGCTTACCAGCACCACACCCGCGAATGTGACTTCGGTGCTTTTATCGGCCGGCGATTGGGATTGCAGGGGAAGCATCGCGTATGCGGTATCGGCAGGGGCGGCATCGATGCAAGCTGGTATCAATACGGTTTCCGCAACGATTCCGGCAGCCAATACAACGGGGTCCATGAGTTCCATCTCTCTTGCATCGGGAAACTTCGGCACAACGACTCTTGCGATCGCTCCCGGTCGATTCAATGTGAGTTCGAGCACCACGGTTTATCTGGTGGCAAACGCAACATTCGCCTCCGGCACCGTGTCGGCTTACGGGTTCCTCGGGTGCCGTCGGGTTCGTTAGCGTTTGAGAAATCGGGAAACCGGAATAAAAAGTGCGTACCCCTGATCAGGAGATCATCGTGCGCAAAACCCTTCTGGCCCGCCTGATTGGCCTCATCTTCCCGGCCATCGGCCCTGGTCAACTTCCGGTCGTTCCTGATCTCGGCGCACTGCCGGACCAAGTCGGGCTGGTGAACGCGATCATCGGCATCAATCCACTGCAGGAAGCGATTTACAACACGGCAGCGAGCACGACCGCGTTCACTGCCGCCGGCAACCAGATCTCGGGTGCGGCACAGGTGTTTTTCAACCTGACCGGTACGCTCGCAGCCGGCGCCGCGCTCACGCTGCCGACAGTCGCTGCTTTGATCGCGGCGCTTCCTTCGGTGGTCCAGTCGAACCCCGTCGGCATCACCTGGCAGCTTCGCGTGATCAACAGCTCGGGCGGCGCGTTCGCCTGGACGGTCACGACGAATACGGGCTGGACGCTGGGCGGTTCGATGGGCGTCAACCAGAACACCTGGCGTGACTTCGTGGTCACGATCACCAGCCCGACGACTGCCTCGATCCAGTCGGTCGGTACCGGCACGCAATCGTAAAGGGAACCATGAACAAGCTCCTGAAGAGACTTCTCGGTTTTCTGTTTCCCGGCGTCGACGATGGCGGTGATCCGCCGGATCTTAGTGGCGATCCTGGGAGTGGCGACGCTGGCGCTGGTGATGCTGGCAGTGGCGATCCTGGCGCTGGCGGCAGCGCTGGTGATCCTGCGGATGACGATTTCGACTTCGATTTTGTCGAGCCGGCAGCGCCCGCTCGTCGCGCGACGTCTGATGCGGATCGTCTGGCCGCGCTCGAGGCGGAAGTAGAGCGCCGCGGTCGCCTGGTCGATGCCACGCGTACCGCGCCGCCGGCTCCTATCACGGACCGCGATTTCGAAGCTGAAGAGGCGCGTCTGCGCGATCCGAATCTGGATCCGATGGAACGCTGGCAGATCCAGTCGAACCGCACATTGCGCCAGAGTCAGCAAGCCGCACAGGCGGCACTGTTCCAGGCGCAGGACCTGCGAGATCAGACGCTGTTCGAGTCGAAGATCGCAAGCGATCCGCATCGCGCGCGTTATCGCGACCGAGTCGAAGCAGCGGTGCAAGAAGAACGCCGCGCGGGCCGGAATGCCTCACGCGAGGCGGTCTACTACTACATGCTCGGCAAGGACATCGCAGACGGCAAGTTGAAGCCGAAGGCGAAAGCCAAGGCTCCCGCGGCGGACGTTCCCCGCGGCAAGACGCCGGGCGTGCGCTCGACCGTTCCGCCGGCGCGCGGGCAAACCGAACACCAGAAGCGTGCTGCGCGGCTGGCCGACGTGAACATCTGACCAGCACGAGGACACCATGCTGACGAAAATTCTGGCCCTCCTGACGGGCCTCATGTTCCCCGGGATTACGAATCAGTCGACGAGTTTCACGTCTGACGTCGAAGCGTACATCCAGGAAGAAGTCGAGCCGCTCGCGCGACGCCAGCTGGTCGCATACCAGTTCGGCAAGCCGCTGAAGCTCGACACGAACCGCGGTACGACGTATACCGCGTCGCGCTACCAGCGCCTGCCGCTGCCGTACGCGCCCCTGCAGGAAGGCGTCGCGCCTCCGGGCGAAGCGATGACGCTGCAGCAGGTCAGTGCGACCGCGCAGCAGTGGGGCGACCGCGTCATCATCACCGATGTCGCGAACCTCACCATCAAGCACCCGCTGTTCCAGCAAGCCTGCGAACTGGTGTCGATCCAGATGCCGGAAACGCTCGAGCGCAACACGCTGAACACGCTGCTGTCCGCGCCGCAGGTGAACTACGCAGGTGGCGTCGCGAACCGCGCTGCCCTGACGGCAACGAACGTTATGTCGCCGCACGAATCGAACCGTCTGTTCGCATCGATGTCCGCGTATGGCGTGCCGCGCTTCAACGGCGATGAACGCGAAGACATGATGATTGAAGCGGGCGCGTATCGCGATCCGTCGCAGACGCCGCGCGTCAAGCAACACTACGTCGCGCTGATCAGCCCGTTCTCGGCGCAGGATATGCGCGAAAACGCGTCCGTGCAGCAAGCGTGGGCGTACAGCGACGTCAACCGTCTCTACAACAACGAGCTCGGTGACTTCGGCGGTATCCGATTCTGCGAAACGAACATGATGCCGTACTGGACGGGCGCTGCCGCGATCAACGGCACCGCATCGACGTCCGGCGGTCAGTTGTCGACCGGCACGTATTACATCCAGGTCACGGCTGCTCCGGCGCTGACGTCGGTCGAGCAGACGATTTACCAAGTTTCGTCGTCGATCAGCGTGACGGGCCCGACCGGCTCGATCTCGGTGACACTGCCGTCGTTCCCGAACTACGTGTTCAACGTGTATATCGGCACGACCGCAAATCCGGCCAACCTGGCCACGGCGATCGGCAACGGCGTTCCGGTGACCGGCGTGCTCGCTGGCCAAGCGACTCAGCTGCAGCCGAACCAAACGGTCACCCTGACCGGCATCGGTGTGACGCAGACTCCGCCGGCCGCGCCGGCCACGGGCGTGTCGGTGTTCCCGGTGCTGTTCATCGGCAACCACAGCTACGGTCAGGTGCTGCTCGAGAACCCCGAGTTCCACTACCTGACCGGCGCTGACAAGTCGGATCCGCTGAACCAGACCCGGGTCGTGTCGTGGAAGGTGTTCTACGGTTCGATCCTGCTCAACACGGCCTTCCTGGCCCGCGTCGAATGCGGCTCCGCGTTCGCACCGGGCTACCAGGGTGGCACCGTGACCACGCCGTAATGGGGTGATTCATGGCGAACGAGTTCGTGAAGCAGATGCAGGTCGCCTCGCTGACGCCTGGCGCCCTGCAGTTCAACGGCATCCAACCCGCAGTAGTCGCTCTGCAGGCGGTGGACGGTACGTGTTCCATGACGTTCACCACGAACATGGCCGACCCGCTCGCGCAGTACGCGGTGGGCACGACTTTGTGGGTTCGCATCGATGATTCGCAGCCTTCAATGGCAATCCCCACTGTCGGGCAGCCCGCCAGTGAAAACACCGCGTCAGTCGTCACGGCGACGGTCGAAAACATCGGCGCGCCTCAAGCGCAGTAATCCCAGGAGAATATCTGATGGCCGCACGTAACTCGTCGGAGCCGGGTAAACCGGCTCCGGAGTCGGCTGACGCTGACGAACTGCGCGGTAGTTCCGCACCGGTCGAAGAAAGTCGCGAAGCGCTCCTCGAGCGCATCAAGGCACTTGAATCGGAAAACGCCAAGCTGGGCGCGGCGAAGGACATCGCCGAGGAAGAATCGGCGCGCCTCTCCGCGCAGGCTCAATCGGCGTTGTTGACCTCGGGCGTCGTCGAGCGATTCGCCGGCAAGGCCGAGGATGGCGAAACGGATCTCTGGTGGTATCGCATCGATCTCGCGCCGTGCGGCGGCGAGCACCTGAAGATCAACGGTACGCCGTACCTGCATGGCCACACGTACAAGTTCGACACGGATACCCTGCGCTCCATCAAGGAAATGGTCGCGCGCACGTGGGTGCACGAGAACGACATCAACGGCCACGCGTTCAACCCGTATCGGCAGGCGCAGAACAAGGTGCTCGGAGGCGGCCCCGTGCCGGCCTGGGCACGATCGTAATTCCCCACCCCAGAAAGGAAGACCATGTCGCAAGCCTCTCAGGAAGTCACGGCTGCAACTGTGATCGGCAACTTCACGATCACCCTCCCGGCGCCGAACCAGGCGCAACTCTCGGCCAGCGGTTATCTGGTAGAGGGCGAGGACAAGGCGTCGCTCGACGCCCGGATGGACACCGTGCGCGAGGCGCTCCAGCGTCAGCAACGCATGCTCGAGATCCCGGTCCTCGAAGCTCACATCGAACAGTGGGAAAAGGCACGTGATGACGTCGCACGAGCGTATGCGGATCTGCTCGAGCGCCACAACGCGAAGGCCGCGGGAAAGACCGGCGCCAAAGCGTTGTCGAGTCAGGAGCAGGCGAACCTGAAGAGCGCACCGCATCAGCTGAAGGGCATTGAGGACGAGCTCGAGAAGGCGCGCAAGAAGATCGCCGACGCCCGCGCAGGGGCGTGAGATGGCGTACCTCCAGGCCCAACAGATCGTCGCGCGCGCATGCGCGATTGCGAAAGCCCCAGGCTGGGTTTCGCAAGGTGGTGTCTATCTGAACATGGTCCTGGAGGACCTCTGGCTGCATCGCGACCTGAAGATCAACCGGGTCGTCGAATTCGTAACCGTGCAGGCCAACAACTACGGTCCGTTCGCCCTGCCGCTGAACTACCTGCGCACGTACGATTTGTTCTTCCAACAGAACAACCTGCCGTATTTCCTGCACCCGATTTCTCCGGAAGAGTGGGACCAGGAGTTCAAGGATCCGTCGATCGCGAACTACCCGTACGAGTTCATGACCCTGCTGTATGACGAAACCACGGCGCAGTCGAACAACTCGGCGGGGCAGCTCTTCATCTATCCACAGTCGTCCGGGCAGATTGTCCTGACGCATCGGTACATGGTGAAGCAACCGGATATCGTGACGCCCGAAACGTCGACGGTCATCCCGTGGTTTCCGGATCAGAACTATCTGATCAAGGCGACCGCAACTGAGCTGATGAGCGAGACGGACGACGTCCGTCAGGAATCGTTCCGCGCGCAGTGCGAGGCAATGCTGCGCACGCACCTGATCATGGAAGGCGACGAGCAGCAGGTCGTCAAGTCGGTGCGGCTCGATCCGCGGCGCTTCCACACGAACCGCACGCTGAAGCCGACGAAGATCACGGACTAGGGCCATGGCGATCCGCAACGCGAAGCCGGTCCGCTTCACGCCGAAAGGGCTCTGCGATGCTTTCGACGCAACGGACGCGTTCGCCGGCGCCTGCCAACTCCTGAGCAACCTCGTATTCGACCAGGGCAATCCAGAGATCGTCGTTGGCCGCCCGGGCGTAGGAAATGCTGCGACTACTTTCAGCGGATTCACGTCGCCGACATTCGTGTCGGTGCACACCGTGATCGGAAACGTGGCGTATGGCATGGTATCGACCGGCCGTAACCCAGGGTTCGACGAGCCATTCGCCTACAACCTCGCAACGAACACTTTCACCACTATCAGTGGGGTGACGGCTGGGAACGTTCCGTCCTCGCCGTCCACGAGCGGGGCATGGACCCCGCCGACGATGGCAGTCGTCGGCACGAAGATCCTCATCACGCATCCGGGCTTCAACGGTACGGGTTCGAACTTCTTTGGCGTGATCGACATCTCGAACCCAGCTGCGCCGGCGTGGTCGTCGTCGAATCTCGCCACAAACGGATTGAGCGGCGTACCGACGTCGGTTGCGAACTTCAACAACCGCGCTTGGTTTGCGGTGGGCAATACGCTCCAGTTCAGCGACCCGCTTGCGCCGCTCACGCGTACGAATGCGACGCAGGCCGTGACGGTAGGAGATACGACGCCGATCACAGCGCAATCGGGCCTGCCGATCCAGACAACCACGGCCGGTGTGATCGGCGCGCTGGTCGTGTTCAAGGCGAGCCAGGTGTGGCAGATCACGGGCGATCCGACCACGAACAATCTGGCGCTGAACTACGTTTCGCTGACGACCGGATGCATTGCAGCGCGTAGCGTTGTGCAGGGCCCGTTCGGCATCTTCTTCGCGGGCGTCGACGCTCCATACATCCTGAACTTCCTTGGCACGCTCGTGCCGCTGTCGAGCCGGCCGGGCACTGATTTTCCGGCGGATCTACAGGTGCCGTTCCAGAACACCACGCAGCCGTCGCGGATCAGCGCCGCGTTTGCCGGGAACATCTACCGGACGTGCGTGCCGACCTTGATCCAGGGTCAGCAGCAGACGAACGACTATTGGTACGACATCCGGCGCAAGCGCTGGACCGGCCCGCATACGTTCTTGTACGACTGCGCGTCACTGTATGGGGAATCGTTCGTTCTGTCTGGCGCATCGAATGGCGCCGCGCTGTTCGTTAGCACGACCATCCCGTCCTCTAATTCGAGCTATCTGGACGCCGGATCACCGTTTCTTTGCCATCTTCGATCATCGAATTTTCCGAAAACACAGCACATGCAGCAAGTGCAGGTCGTCGAATCGACGATCGAACTTGCTGCAACGGGGTCGCCCATCGTCTTTAACCTGACAGCATTGGACGATCAGAAAAATACGCTGGCATCGACTTTCGCAGCGACACCGGGTAACGGGGCGATCTGGAATTCGTTTAATTGGGGCGCTGCGAACTGGTCCTCGAACA